ACGTCAACGCATCTGAGGTAAATGACCTTGTGCGTGGTGACGACAAGAAGTTGACGGTTGCAGCGTCTGCGTTGTCTGCAGTGCCTGGACTGGACGATAAGGTGCTGATCAGTAGTGTGACGCATCAAATCGTGCGGATTGAAACGGTGGAACAGGCCAACCAAGCGATTGTGTATCAGTTATTTTTGAGGGCTTGATGATGGCAAGAGAAATCAAGCTGGCGAAGATTGCTGACTATATGGAAGGACAGGTTGAGCAGTTGCTGCGTGCAACAGTTCTTACGACGGACGGTAACTTAAAGACTGCAAGTCCGGTGGATACTGGCAGGTTCCGCGCAAGCTGGCAGGTTGGCGAAAACAATGCAAACAGCACACCAGCATCACCAGGTGATTACCAGGGAACGCCAGCACCACTTAAAGGATCAAACTACATTGCAGGGCAGGAAAAGCTAGGCAACTATTACAGCATCCATAACAACCTGCCATATGCTGAGCCGCTGGCAAATGGTCATAGTCCACAAGCAGATGCAGGATGGGTTGATCTTATCAGCAAAGAAATGCAAGCGTATGTACGATCACAATATGAAAAAATCAAGAGGCAAGGGTAATGGCCGCAGCAGACCTAAACACTGTACGCTCAACCATTGAATCTAGGCTCGCCACCGAGCTTGGACTGACACCACCAATTCCCGTCGTATTTAACAACGTATCCTATTCACCAACACCTGATACATCATGGGTGCAATGCCTGCTTAACTTCGGCGCTGGCGAGTACCTAAGCCTTGGTGGGACATCAAACTCATACAACAGGATTACTGGTATTATCGTCACCAATATCTTTACGCCCAAGGGCACTGGTGCTGGCACTAATTTTACGATAGCGAAGCGCATTCGTGGCCTCTATAATCGGATCATTGTGTCGGGGGTTTACTTCGATGCACCTATTGGTCCTGAAGTGGTGTCCGCATCACCTGAGGGCTATTTCCAAACTCAGGTCCGTGTGACCTTTGAATTCATCGAGGAACTCTGACCATGGCTACTCTTCGCGGTGAACAGGGCACTGTTCAATTTGATGCCGCAGGCTCCAGTAACGCCACGATTGTCGGCACCCGCAGTTGGAGCCTGACAATTACCAAAGAAACGTTGGACACCAGCAAGCATGGTGACACCTTCCGCAGCTTTGTTGGCAGCATGGTGTCTGGCTCTGGCACCGTTGAGCTGGTTTACGATCCAGACGCTACCGGTCAAGCTGGTTTCCTTGAAGACGTGGTGACAACTGCAGACCCTGCAGATGCAACGTTTGAGCTGTTTACTACTGGCACCACCACTGGCAGCGATTCTGTGAGCTTTGCCGGAATCATCACTGACATGGAAATCACTTCCACTGTTGGCGAGCTGGTGATTGTATCTTGCAGCTTCGTGACCTCTGGCACGATTACTTCTAACTTGGAATAATTCGGCTATAGTTTGAGCATTAAAGCTATTTTTTTTGATGGCTCGGACTGTTGACATGCTGGTTGAGGCATTTGACCTTAACCAGCGTCGTAAATTTGAGCTGAAGAATGCAGACGGCAAAAAGGTTGTTGATCTGTACTTCAAGCCAATCACCCGTGCGGATCGCAAGAAAGCACAAAGCCTTGCCGGTACTGATGAGGCACTAGACATCAGCACACAGATGCTGTGTCAGATGGCTGAGCTGGAAGACGGTAGCAAGGCATTTGCGTCTGCTGATGCACCGAAGCTACAGCGTCGGCTGCCTGAGTCTGTACTAAACGAACTTGAGCTATTCCTGTTTGGGTTGGGTGAGGATGCTGGGCTTGAAGAAGCAAAAAACGACTGAAGCAGGACAGTTGGCTCAACTTTGAGTTTTTCCTGGCCTGCGAACTAGGAATGACAGTCAGCAAGCTCCGCACGGAACTGACCGATGCGGAGTTCATTCATTTTGCAGCATTTTACGAATTGAAGGCAGAACGCGAAAAGGAAGCGATGGATCGTGCTAAGGCTGGCCGTCGTTAAGATGTAAGCATCGCTTGAGTAAGCCGTGGCAGTATCCAACGTTGAGTTAAGGGTTGACGCACGAAATGCGGTTAACGCGCTAAACAAAGTAAATCAAAAGACAAATTTACTAACAAGTTCTGTCGCTAAACTTGGCATTCGGCTTGCTCAATTAGAAACTGCGCGTAGATTTTTCAAAGGTTTTCGCGAAGCTGATTCAGCGGCGGCTGCAGTTGAAACTTTAGGGGTAAATTCACGCAAGCTTAAAAAAGAGCTGCTTGGTGTTACTGCGGAAATAGAGGGGTTGCAATCACAAACACAGTTATTGGCGGCATCGTATGACGTTGCGTCCGCTGGTTTTAATGATGCAGCTTCAGCAGCAAAAATTTTGAAGGCTGCTTCACTTGGTGCAACTGGCGGCCTGTCTGATTTGAACACGGTTGCTGATGCAACAACGTCAGTTTTGAATGCTTATGGCTTGTCGTCTGATAAGGCCGCAAAGCTTGTAGACGGGTTTATACAAACCCAGAATGACGGCAAAATTGTTGTTGCACAATATGCAAGTCAGATTGGCCGAGTAGCACCGATTGCTGCTGCTGCAGGTGTTGGCATTGAAGAATTGAACGCTGCAATCTCTACTGTTACTGCGACAGGCGTACCAGTTGAATCAACATTTGCTGGGTTGCGTCAAGTTATCGCGAGTATTATCAAGCCAACTGATGAAGCGCAAAAGGTTTCAGAAGCGTTAGGGCTTCAGTTTAATTCAGCGGCAATCAAGGCCAAAGGATTCGGTGGATTCCTAGAGGATGTTGTTGAAAAAACAGGCGGCAGTGAAGTAGCACTAACCAAGCTGTTTGGCAGTGTTGAGGCTGTTGCGGCAATTCTGCCGCTAACAAATGACGGCCTAGTGTCATTCAATAAGAATCTGCAAAATCAAGCAACTTCAGCAGGTGCCGCTGAATTAGCGGCAAAGACTTTAGGTGGCACTGTTACCAATCAAATACAAGCCATTGTCAATGATGTGGGGACATTGGCACGTCAACTTGATGAAGTCTTGGGGCCGGTTATTAAAGGTTTATTTACAGAAGTCAAGAAATTGACCGGGGAGTTCGTGAAATTATTTGCTTTGATACAAAATGCTCCCTCTGCATTAGAAGTATTGAAGGGCAACTTGGCTAGTTTTTTTGGGGCGCAGAGCCAAGCTGTTGACAATTTGGTTAGTGCCGTAAACATGCTAGATATCTCTACTGTTAAAACAGAAGAGGATGCTAATCAGCTTGAATCCTCAATAAATCGAATTAGCAATAGTTTAATTAGCCTTCGTAAAAATACACCTCGTGAATTGCTTGAGGCGCGAGGGTTAAGCGGAGATGTTGATCAAATTATTGACAGGCTAGGCACATTGCGAAAGGAGCTGCGTGTTATTCGCGAAAGTGGCTTAGACACTGGTCCTGCTGATAGCGATACAACAAAGCCAAAATCGCCTTTGCAGGCGCAAATCGATGCTCTTTTAGAGCAGCTCAATCAAAAAACCACCAACAAGGCCCAAGCAGAGCAGCAACGTCTTTCATTCTTAAAGCAAATTAACGCAGAAATCAATCGTATCAACGATGCAGAGCTAGATGGTCTTGAGGCTGGCCGTCAAATCGTTGAGCAAATCGACGCGCAAGGCGCTGCAGAAATTAAAAGAGGGGAAACCAATTTAGCATTACTTCAAGCCAAAATCGACGGGCGACTAGAGGAAGAACAGCTTGCTCAAAAGATAAAAGCTATTGAAGAAAGCAATCTTAATGATGTTCAAAAGAAAAAGCAAATTGCAATCGTCAAGCAAACAGCAGCATTAGAGAAACAAATCGAAGCGACAGAAAAACTTGACCAAGTTTACAGGTCAATCGGCAGCGCAGTGTCTGATGGTATTGTCAATGCGTTGACTGCTGCTGTTGAAGGCACCAAGTCACTTGCTGATGTAGCCTCGCAAACGTTGAGGCAAGTTGCCAATATCCTGCTGCAGTTCGGTGTCAATACCGCATTAGGCGGCATTCCAGGACTTGGTAAGTTCTTTGGTGGTGCTAGAGCATCTGGCGGCACCGTAACTGGTGGTCGCTCATATATGGTCGGTGAAAAAGGCCCTGAGCTATTCACGCCTGGTCGTACCGGCAGCATTGCACCATCAGGCAGCTTTGGTGGCGCTAACGTTGTTGTAAACGTTGATGCGTCTGGTTCACAGGCTCAAGGCAACCAACCAAACGCCAAAGCACTTGGCTCGGCTATTGGGGCGGCGGTACAAGCTGAGCTGATCAAGCAAAAACGTCCCGGAGGTCTTCTTGCATAATGGCTACCTTCCCATCTATCACGCCGACTTACGGCATCACCAAAAGCAGCGCACCAAACGTGCGTTCAATACAGTTTGGCAGTGGCTATCAGCAGCGTGCACAGTTTGGAATCAATCAGAACCCAAAGGTTTATGAGCTTACGTTTGAAGTATCCGAAACCGATGCAGATACGATTGAATCATTCCTTGATGCGCGTGCAGCAGTAGAAAGTTTTACGTTTACACCACCAGGCGAAAGCAGCAGTGCAAAATTCATCTGCCGTCAATGGTCTAAGTCAATTCCGTATTTAAACCGTGCCACTGTCACTGCTACATTTGAGCAGGTGTTTGAAACCTAATGGCTTTTCCTCATACTTTACACGCTTGGGAAGCAAATAAATTTTACGCTGTTGGTGATGTCGTCAGGGCATCGCGTGAGGAACGACATACGCTTGCGTTTAAGTGCAAGAAAGCGGGGGTGTCTGGCGCTACTGAGCCGGAATTTCCACGTCATATTACATCGACTGTAGTTGACAATGAAGCCAGCGAGCTTGAGTGGGAAGCGTTTGAGCCGTTAGCCGAACAGTTGCAGGCACTGGCACCTACCGCAGTTATCGACTTGTTTGAAATAAAACTTACGGCAGACGTTAATGGGGTCGATGATACGTTGCGCTATCACGCTGGCAAAAATGGATTGATTTCTGATATTATTTTTGATGGCAAAACATATCCTGCGGCACCTGTAGAAGTTGACGGATTTGAGTTCACTGCAAAAGGTACGCTACCTCGCCCAACTCTTAAAGTCGCTAATGTAAATGGTGCTATCAGCGCATTGCTTGCACTTTACAATCCATTGAAAGCAAGGGTAAGGCGCATCCGCACTTTTGCCAAGTTTTTGGACGTCGCAAACTTTAATCAAGTGCAGTCCGTTCAGACCGAAGACGATAATACTGTAACAACAGAAGGCGGCGATACTTTTGTCTACCAAACCTTTAACGACACTGCCGATCCTGATGCAAAGATGGTAGAAACTTGGTACATTGATCGCGTTTCAAGTGAGAATCTACAGTTTGTTGAATTTGAGCTTGTGGCAAAACTAGACTTGACAAATTTGCAGTTACCACGTCGGACTATTACTGAATTTTGCCAGTGGGAATACAGAAAAAGAGAATGTCCGTACAAGGGAGATCGATACTTTAACATTAACGACCAGCCTGTTAGTA